AATTCAAAAGAACTTTGAAATGTTTCTAATACTCCTGATATAAGGTTTATTTCTTGTGTACCAGGTCCAGATAACATTGCATTTATTCTTATCTCATTAAAAAGTCTTACAGCAGGGTCAACTTTGTCTAAAATTCGATGCACTAAACCTGTTTTATATAAATTTTCCAGCTTTTCAACTTTACCTTCAGTTCTTTTTATTACGTTTGTAAGTTTATTTAATTTTGAAAAATTTCCTGTAGCTTTACCTTCTTCTAAATTTCGTAATAACAACTCTCTTAATTGTTCACCTCTTAGTTGTAAATCATCAGAAGACATTACTATATCTGTTTGATTTAACCTAGTCATTTTGAACCTTTCAGCAGGTGATAAATTTGCTAACTGTTCTGGTGACAATCCTGTTGTAGGAATTTGCATTGCACTTAAAGCTCTAGCAGGTTCTGTTCTTAATGGAATACCAAGACGTAACCAATCATCAAGTTCTAAAAGATTATCCAAAATTTCAAAAACATCTTGTTCAATCACTTTTGGATCTTTAATAACCTGTATAGAATTAATTAATTTTTGATTTGTTTCTGCTATTTGTTGTGTTGCATATGTAATCTTTTCAGCCAAAGCATATGTCAATTCATCAGTAGGAACTTCGTTATACATGGCAGCATAAGCTTTTGCATATTCTCTTAATTTTGGTGTATCAGCTAATAGTTTGATTGCACCTGCTACAGTGTCTTGTCTGCTTTTAACAGCAGAATAAGTTCCTTCTTCTTTGATAACTCTTGCTCTACTAAAAGTAAATTCAGCATTTCTTTGTGAATTAGCAACTTGCTCTGGATTAATTTGATTCGGTGTAATTTCTGGATCACCACCTGGTCGGTTATTAAATTTTCTTCTTTTCGGTGCTTCGACAACTCTATCTACACTTGTTTCATCTAAAGCAAAACGTCTGTATTTTTTTACATTTTTTCTTTTTACAAAATCACCAAAGATTTTTTTTGTATTACTACCGCCTAATCTTGCTTTTAAGTTTTGATATAAATCTTGTAAAAAGATTGATACTTCTTGTGAAATTCTTTTAAAAGTACCAGTAGGTGCAAGATCAAGACGGCCACCTGTTTCTATAGCATTAAAAAATTCATCAGCTAAATTTTCTGCAAAAAACTCATCAATATTTTTAAATCTATAATTTTCATTAGTAAACTTACTTCGTTCAAAATAGGCATTAGCTTTTCTTAAAAAGTTTTTATCAGTAATATTTGGTTTTCTAGCAAAGGGGTCATCAGACCTTTGAAAAATAAGATTAGCTAATTCTTCTTTTGATGTTGTTCTAATAAATTTTGATCTTTCTTTATCAAATTGTTTTAAATATTTAGTTTGTGCATTAGTAAATTCTTTTTTGTATCTTATTAAATCTTCTTTAGGTAAATAACGAGAAAGGCTATGCCATAGTTCATGCACTGCCACATGATCAAGACCACCGCCTGTGCCTTGTTCAAAACCTTCAACAACTTTTCTTCTTATTGTTATAAGGCTACTAGCAAAATCAAATTGACCTGCTGCACCTATTTTATTAGATAAAGATAATGATACGTCATCAAACATATCATCACCAATAATATCTATAAATTCTTGAACACTTTTTACCTCTTCTGGATTAGCTCTTTTAAAATTAATTTCTAGTTGTAATCTCTTTTTTAATTCATCAGCACCTTGACTGCCTTTTAATCCACGACCTGCTTCAAGGTTTGTTTTAAAAGGTTTTACTTTTTTTCTTAGACCTAAATTATCTCTAATTCTATCTTCAAGTTCATTGTCAAATTTGTCAAAAGCATTATCAAATTTATTACCCTTAATATTATTTACTTTTTTTATTGTAGTTACGTCAAGATCGTCAGCATTACTTGGAAGAGTTTTTTGCAGTTCAAAACCATCTCTTCTATCTAATTGATTTACTATAGTATCTTTTAATTCTTTATCTGCTTTAACTGCATCTAATTGACTTTTAAGATTAGAAATAATTTTATCTGATGTTTTTAAAGTTTTTATCCCAGTGGTTAATTCTTTACCTGTCAAAGCAACATCAACAGGATTTAAAGTTGCACCTAAAAATTGTCTTAATTTTCTATCAGCAAAATTAAAATCTTCAGTTTGTTCATCTGCTCTTAAATATTCATATATGGGATTAGATAAATTAGGAAACTTTGCTACTAAAGGATCAAATAAATTATAAAAATTATTTTCAGTTGGTTTAAAAGCTAAAGTTTCTGCTACCCCTGCTTGTATTGGATTTTGTAAAACATTAAATGCAACTTTTGCTTTTTTGGCTTTTACTAGATTACTGGTAATGCCAATAGCTTTTGACCCTTTTCCAATAGCTCCAAAAGGAATTAAAAACTGTACAAATACTTTTGGTAATTCATAAGCAGTATCACCTGCATATTGTTCTTCTATAGAACTTATATCAAATATATTTGTTTCTGTATAAGGTTTACCCCTTGTGTAATCATATATTCCTTTACCTGTGTCAGCTATACCGTTTACAAAAGCAGGTACACCAGTTGCAGCACCAATTCCAATTTTAGCTGCTGTTTCAACATCTTCACCATCAATAGTAGCTTTTTCAATAGCTTTTTCAGTAATTTGCTGTGGAAGAACAGTTGCCCCTGTTTGATTTTTAAGACTATCCAAAATCATTTTTGGTACGTCTTTTATACCTGTATTTCTTAGTTTTTCGTTTTTTGTAAAATCATCAGTCTTTTTAGATCCAATGCCAAAAGCACCTTCAGGTACTGTGTTTTGTAAGTTAGAGTCTGTCATTGTTAATCAGTTAAAAACTGCTTATATTTGTTGTCTGTATAAGCACCCCAAGCTTCAAGTCCTTGCTCATCGTATAGTCGTTTAGCTGCAATTACATTAATTATAGGATCGTATAATTCTTGTTCAGACTCAATATCAAATAGATTTAATAATCTGTCTCTATCATCTTTCATATTTAGTTGTAACAGACCTATAGAAAATTCACGTTTTTTTTGTGGATCTGAGCCAGATTTGACTGTATCAATCATTGGATCACCTGCTGATTCTGCCATCGCCACAGCAGCCATGATTTTTGCAATGTTTGGTTCAAAACCTACAGCTAATAACATTTCTTTTATTTTAGGTTGAGGTATTATTTTTGTCTTGTCTGTATCTTTTAAAATTACATTTAATGCTTTTATTTGATTATCTTTCACTTCTTTCATGTTAATCCTTTCAACTATTGGCATAACTAGCTCTTGCCCTATTCTTATCATGTCTGGATTTGTTAAATTATTAGCTTTCATAATTGCTTCGACTGACGAGCCAAACTGATCTGCTAACTCACTTAAAGTATCACCTTGCTCAACAGTAACAGTAGTAGGTGTATCGTCATCGCTAAAACCACTAGCTTCTAAATTACTTGTATCTACTAATGATTTTAAGGGTTCATATGTTTTAGGGCCACCAAAGCCAAAACCATATTCACCTGTCCGTAAAAATTTAATTATAGAATCTGCTTGTGATTTACCTGCAATATTAGTTACATTCATTTTTTCTTTTTCTTCTATTACTTCTTTAATCAACTTATCTCTGTTTTCTTTTGTTACACCTCCCATACTTGTTAGTTCTTGTATAACTCTTGATTCTATTTGAGGTAAATCATCTTTTCTCCCAATAATTTCAAAAAAACTTTTACCAGATCCACCAGGTTCATTACCTGTATTTATTTCTTCTGCATTGGTTTCTGGTGTATTATCAGGTCCGATTACTGTTTCCATGCCTTCTTCACTTAGTATTTGTTTTATTTGGTCTATAGATAACCCAGAATCATCTGATAAAGCTTGAATTTCTTGTTCCTTTTCAACTTCTTCTTGTGTTTTGCCAGATCCAATTCTTTGTGCTTCTGCAATATAAGCATCTTTTAAAATTCTAAATTTATTTTCTTTCTCATCGTTTGATAAGCCTGTAGTATTTTGTATCTGATCTATAACATTTCTGGTAAATTCATTTTCTAATTCTATTGCTTGCATACCTTTAGTATTGTCCTCAAAAGTATAACCATACTCATCATATTTGCCACCTAATAATGAATTAGCTTGGTTAACTGCTTTACTAATTCGTGTGTTGTAATTAATAGGTGCAGCTTTTTTAAAATTTTGAATTACAGAAAATGTTTTATCATAATTACTTTTATCTTCTGGTGTTGCAGTACCACCATGACTATCCCAAATTTCTTTTAATTCTTCTAAAGCTTCATCAGGTCTATTAGCGTATAAGCCTGATCCTACATCTAATTGTAGATCTTGATACTTGGAACTTCTATCTGTTTCAAATATTTCTATTGTTTCTAAAATTTTCTTTTTCCTAAATGGAAAGAAATCTAACAAAGCATTAGCACGTTCTACATCGTCTGGATATTTTTCAAGAATTTTTTCTATTGTTTGATCTTCAACAGCTTTAATTTTTTCTAGTTCTCTTTTATTATCTTTATCTTTTTGATCAGCTAATTTATCTTTAAGGTCTAAAAATGTTGTTTCAAATTTGGGATGATTTTTAAATTTTGATGTTCCATTTGGCCCATAATTAATCTCACCTAACATTTCTATAGCACTATTAATATCAGATACCTTACCTGTCACATTATATAATCTAGTAATTGAACTCTCGCCAATATCAAGCAACGAATCAAAAAATTTAGTTTTCTTATCACTAGCTAAACCAAGTATTACATTGTCTTCTATATACTCATTTACATTAGTTATTGCTGTTTCCTTATCACCATCAATATAAGTTTCAAAATTAGAAAATATTGTTGGTAAAGCTTGTTTTTTTGTTCTTTGAAAATTAAATTCATTATGATTTTTAACATGAGTTGCAGTAACATCTTCTATTGCCGCTGCTTGTTTTGGTAAGAAATATTGAGATAAATAATTACTTCTTATACCTTCTAACTTTTGGTTGTCATAGCTTGCTGCTTCTTCTAGAAAAATTTTATATTCTGGCGATCCAACATCAAAATGACTTATTGGTATAGAAATTTCTGTTCCATTTTTTATTTTTTTTACAGAATAAGTTTCATACAAACTTTTTATTTTTCGACTAGCACTATCACCTGCTAAAAGTGCCTTTTGTTTTTCATAACCTGCCTGTGAAAATATACTACCACCTATTAGCTGTCTTGCAGCTTCATCTCCTTCTTTTTTTCTTACATCTGATATTGATCCTTTCAAATCAGATTTTGCTTCATTTATAGCTATTTCAAGACCTTTATTAAATTCTTCTTCTTTTACAATATCAAGTCTATTTTGTATGAATTTTTGTATGTTTGGATTTACTGTTGCTAGTACTGAAGCTAATTCTTCCGCATCTGTTTTTGGAAGAACAGAAGGTTCTGCTACAAAAGTATCAACAAGTCTTGCTGCCGATTGAAATGCTGTGCTTTGGAAACTAGAAGTCATGTGGGAATTGCTGCAAAAGTACCGTAGTTAGATAACCCTGTAGAAGCTACATTAAGTAAAACTGATCCAAGTGAAGGAATTTGATTGTAAGCTTGGTTTATATTACTTTGTAATTGATTACGTCTATTATCTCTTTGAGCAACAAGACCTTCAACATTTCTTGTATATTGTCTACCTATAGATTCAAGTGCTTGATTGATAGATTCTCTAGCATTAGCTGCTTGTCTTTCTTGATCTGCTAATAATAAATCAACAGTTAAACCTGCTCTTTCTGAAGCTCTAATTGAACCTTTTGCTTGTAAGCTTTGAATTGTTTTCGCTAATTTTTCTTGTGCTTGTGATGCTCTAGTTTCTTTTAACTGTGCTGCTAATGCTTCCTGTTGTGCAGCAAAAGCCTGTTCTGCTGATCTGTTTGCTATTAACGAAGATTGATATGTTTGGTCTGCTGCTGCTTGTGCTGCTGATCTTTGTGCTAAACCAGTAGCTAAACTAAGACCCAAAGATCCAAGAAACAGTCCACCTGCTTTTGCACCTAATCCTAGAACTGCAACACACATTTAGGCGATCCTCAAAAATTCGTAGAATGGTTTACCCTGCATACCGTAGTGTTCGTGATATTGGATAAAAGTAAACCCAAGAGACTTTAACCACTTGATAGCAGAATCATTCTCTGCATATACAAAATTATATAGGATTTTGTAAGATTTCAATAGGCTATCGACCCATTCTCGACCTTTTCTTATTAGTTGTATTTTATATTTTTTATTACTAAACAACTCATCAGTAGCAACCATCCATATAACACCACCTTGTACCACTCCACAAAGACCTATAGGAGCATCATTATCATCAGCTATTGCCATGTTTATACTGCTGCATATATAAGATAATTGAAGAGCTTGTTTTGGTTCTTGTCCTGATTGATAAAACGCTTCAAGTTTATCCATCTCCCTCATGTTTTTTGCAACATGTTTGAGATCTTCTAGATTTGCTTTTCTTAAATACCCCATTAAATTCTTCTACTCCTCATATGGAAGATAGCTTCATATTCTGCACTAGCCAATGTTGTAGGAAGGAATGTATTGTTCTTTACATCAATATTAACTCTATCTGCTCTGCTCATCACAGGAACTTTAAATGATCCTGACTCTAAATTTACTGATCCAATAGTGCTACTTGTTGAACCTAACAATACACCACTAAATTTATGAATAGAAGTATCTCTATGATCTGGTGTGACTTCTACTTTGAAAAAACCTGTGTCTTCAAACTTGATATAAAAATGATGTAGTTGTAGACGACCACTAATTATTTCACCAGAATTTCTGCCACCTTGACCTTCGGTAAGTCTTTGTTGACTAAATCTATAGTGCATTTCGTAAGGTTCACCAATAATAAATTTACTATTTCTAAAATCACCTGTAGCTGTAATTGTAGATGTTGAACCATTAGTAGTATTAGTTGTTGATATAACTTGTCCTGGTTTTAAAGTTATAGTTGTGCCTTGCTCATTTACAAAAGTACTTGTCTCTCCACTACCTAAATACCTACCTACAATATTCATATTGGCTCTTAATCTATAAGGCACAGTAAACGTAGAAATATTAGTTGAAGAGTTATAAACAACAGATACACCTGTAGTAGCTTCAGTAACTTTATGATCTAAACGATATTCAAAAGTTGCATTTGGTTCAGTAAAATTATTTTCAAAAGGTATTTTTTCTAGTGTTGTACCGTTAGCTTCTTCTATAACTAAAAATAAATCACTACCAACAAAGTCAACATTTTTAATAGATCTGTTTTCATTTATGGTAAAAGTAGACCAACTGTTTAATATCTTCTGATACTGTTGACCATACAACCATCTATTAATGTATAACTTATTTGGTTCATCTGTACCAAGACAAACCAAGACATCTGCACTTGTAGAAACTGCAAACTTAAATAAGTTACTTGGTATTAGTTTTGGTACATGAACAGTAATATTACTAGATTCTCTTATAACAAGATCTCTTTGATAAACATATTCTCTTACGTTAGCAAAAGATCCTCTTTTAGATAAATAATAAATACTGCTACCAGCACCTACAGGTTGTGCATCATCATCTGATTCAAATTCAGTTAGGACTGCTACGTTTGCTGTTCTAGGTGTTAAGTTATCTGTTGATGAAGTAAGAACAAATTGTGTTTGATCAGAAAAAAGTATTAGTTCTTGTTCTACTGTTACAGCACTTCTAAGAATAGCTACTTTAGTATGTGAAGCTGCTACATCTATAGGTTCACTATCTATAACAGATAAAACAGTTTCTGGAAAAAAGTTAAAAAACTCTGCTGCTCTTGATAGAACAACATTATCATCAGCCAAAAAACCAAGTCTGTTTCTAAAAAAGAAGACGTTATTAATTTTACTGCCAATAAAAGAAGGACTAGGTGCAGAATCTAAATCACCAACAGTTCTCTCTCCCCATTTAGGTAATGTATAGTTAGTACCACTAATGGTATATGTATCCCCATCTACTCTTGCAAATCTAAAGTTACCATCTGCTTGTCTTACTAAGACATGTGGCATTGTGTCGTAATTAAATTTAAACTCTATCCCTGGTTGTACACATTCTTCCCACTGTCCTTCTTCAAAAGCATTACCGTTATTAGTCACAAACTTAACGTAATAATTATCAAAATCTGTAGTCTCATCTCCCTTTACTTCTACGATATAACCATTAGGTGACACTGTTGGAAGATCTGTAAACCTTTGGATAGTATCTTTTACTATCGTCATTTGGGTATTACCCTGAGTGTCATTACCATCAATAGAAAAGTTACTGCCATCTGTTTTTTTAATATGAATAACAGGACCATTTCGGGCAATAGTAAAACCAGTAAGACCTGAGTTAAGTCCTGATACTAAATCACTAGCAACTTGTGTAGTGCTTAGTGTAGAGTCTGATGAAGTGTCATCAGTAACGGTAACTCCATCTACAGTTATTGAGTATGTAGTCTTATCTGAAACTTGATTAATGAATACAACAGCTTGAGTAATATTTGAAGCAGCTTCACTTAAAGTGCTATCCATAGCTGCTGTTACACTTGTATTAACAACAAAAGTAAAGTCAGCAATAGTAACTGTTTTAATTACACTTCTAGGATCAGAAGTGTTTAAGTACGTTGTTCCGTCAGGTTTGTTTACTGTTTTTTCTGTACCATCTAATTCAAAAACTCTTACATTACCATTGCTAAATATTGCTACATACCTTTCATTTAGATCTCTATTGATAGTTTGTATATGAACATTACCTAATGCAGAAGAACCTAAATTAGTAATATATTGCAAGCCAGAACGTTTTGTAAGACCTGTAACAGGGTTGCTATCAGCATTATCCTGTATGTCAGCATGATCAGCTTGTTTAGTATTGTCAGCAGCCTGTGAGACACCTCTAAGTAAGGTTGGTATTGCTCTAGATACAACTGCCATAGTTACCTAATTAATGCGTTTGCAGGTGAATAAGTATCAAAGACACTTGTTAATGATGGATCTCCTCTAAGAAGGTTATGATCACCATTTGCTAAATCTGTTTCCATTAGTATAGCTCTAGCTCTTATTTCGTCTTGTTCTGTATAGCTTCTTAATCCATCATCACTAACTAATCTATCAACAAAAACACGAGCAGCTTTTATTGTTATGTAATATCTAGCAGGTTCTGGTATTTCATCAAAGGTTCTGAAGTAAACAACAGTGCAGATAAGATCCTCATCAAACTCATATTTATTATTTAATCTGTCGTATAGCTTAAGACCACGTTGTATTGCATCAATCGTAGGGTGCTGATGAATATTAGGATCAACTCTTAATACATCATTTGACAAGGCAACATGTTTAGATCCATCTCTTGTAAGAGTTACATCTATTTCAGTATTAAAAGACCAACCTTCCATTTGAACTTTTTTATTGATCTCTGTAAGAGTTTGTTGTGCTAGACGAGCATCAACAGGAAGTGTGCCTGTAAGACTGTTAATAGGAGCTTCTCCTATAGCAGCCAACATAATGTTAATACTTTCCAGTTCAGTGGTTGCAGCTACAGTCATGGTTTAATACTTTTTTATTTTAAGTGATTCCCTACCACCCATCTTTTTCTTTTTCTTTTTTTTAGATCCGTGATACATGATGTTCTCCAAGGTGTAAAGAAAGAGTACCCATTGCTGAGTACCCTTTTATGTAAGTTAAGAAGCAGATAACTTGATTGTAGCTGCACACTCAGGTCTTAGGATTCCATGACCAAGAGCATACTTAGCAACCATCAATGTACCTTGATACATGATCCCATAGTCAGAACCAGATATTTCAGTAGTCATATCCATAAGCTTTACAGTACCAACTGCTGATTTATGGAAGACAAGACCAATAGTTTTACTATCGTCACCTGAATAGGTGTTGTTAGCTCCACTTGGGTTAGATCCTACGTTTGATTGAGGTACGTTGTTACTCATCATCACTGGAATACCAGCAATCTGTTGTACACGACCTGAAGCAAATGAACCATTGCCACCTGGGTTGAAGTCAACATCTACTGTTCTTGTAGCAGACTCAGCTAACTTGTAGTACTCAGCAGGTGGTAGTACACAGAAACGATCTGTTGGAGGGATGTCTCTTTCGTCAAATGCCTGTGCGATGTCATAGATAGCACCAGCTATCTCATCACCTGATACGTTTGCTGAAGTTGTATTACCAGAAGCAAGAGTAGAAACAATACCACCACTGCCACCTGTAAGAGTTGTTGAAGCTCTTGAAGCATTAGCAATTACCTTCGCTACGTTCTGGTCATAGGTCTTAGCAAGAGCCTTACCTAACTCATCAGCGTATGTAGCTCTTACATCGTAATGATTCTTAAGCTCATCTAAATTGCTTACAAATGCTTGTGAAATAAGTAGATCATCAATAGAAATAATCTTCTCATTTGCCAAGATCTGGTTAGCACCTACTAATGGTGTGCCTGGTGTGTGATATGCAGCAGTTGCTGTTCCTGTTACTGGGAACTGTGCTGATTTACCTGAAGTTATGGTACGAACAGAATGTAGTGCTTCGTTAAAGATGTTGTTACGAGCAAATGCTGTAAGAACTTCTCCTGAAAACACTTTCAGAAACAGAGCGTCAAAGTCTGTTCCTGTATTGTTCACCAAACCCAGGCGTGAAACTGTGGCGTTAGCCATAGATTAACTCCTTTGGATTGATTAAATAATTTGAGAAACTAACTTCACTACTGTCTGTTCTCTCCAGTGGTATCTGACGCATCAGGCACTTTTGATATTAAGATTTTCGTTTTGTTAAGTTTATACTGATCCGCAATTCCACTTGCGTAGTGCAAGGGCTTTACGAGTCAACTTACCATCTTTCTTTAAAGGTCCTTTTACCTTAGACATCCTTGCACAAAAAGATTTTCTTCTTGCTTTTTGTCTAGGAGAAAGACCTGTCTTTTTAGTAACAGGAGCTTGCAAGTTTCCACCTGTTGCTCGGTTGTATTTCCTACGACCAGAAGCAGTAAGACCCCCAGTAGGATCTTTGTCTTTTTTAGTAAGAGATACTCCCTTAGACATTAAGGAAAGATAAGTAGTTATTTAAAATATAACACTCTTATGCAAGTCTTAACTTTTTTCTGTTTTTATTTCTTCTATGTTGGTAACTAATTTTTTTTGAACTTGTCTTTTCTCTTTTAAATCTAGCCTTTTCTTTACTACTCATTTCACTGGTAGTCTTTGGTGTTTTGCTACTTATTCTTTTTGATGGTCTGCAAGCAGGGTAGCCACGACTTTCGCCCTTCTGTCTTCCACAAGGCTTACCTGTTTTAACATCTACCCACTTTTCTTTGAACCATCTAGTAAGACTCATTTGCCTACTTCTTTTTGTGCTGCTGTATGTGCAGCTTTAAATGATTTACCTTCACGCATGAGCTTTTTCATGAGGTTCATGTGTTTAGGTGTGTGATGAACTGAATGTGCTTTCAGCTTTTTCATCTGGCTAAGATTAAGCTTTGCCATTTTTCTTTTTCTTTGACTTGCGAAGAATCATAAGATCTTCTCTAGTAATTTTATCTCTAG